AACAGCTCATTTAGTTTTCTGACCTCGGCGGCATAGGCTTCCTCTGCTGTTCGAAGCTCTTCTGTCAGCGCTTTGCCCTGCTCGCGGATCCGGGCTGCGTCCTCTTCGGCCTTTGTCCTGGCTTCAATGGCTTGTTTCTCATCAAACAGAGCTCCGGCCAGATCCCGGACCTGAGCCCGTTCGATGTCCGTCGCCTCGGCAGACAATCGCCGAAGCGCCTGTGAAATAAACCGCTGCCGGTCGGTCAATGCCAACTCATCCCGCTCGGCCTTCAGACCTTCAATGATTCGGATATTGGCAGCCTGTTTTCTGCGGGTGGCTTCGGCTTCCTGTTCAGCCAGGCGGGATAGTTTGGCATCACGAACAGCTGCCGCCCCGGCCATGATTGCGCCAACCTGATCCAGATTGCCACCGTCCGGTTCGATCAAACCCTGCATCTCAGAGACGAGGCGTTCATATTCAGCCCGAATGCGAGCTGCCCCTTGATGGGTGGCCTCGAAGAGCTGGCGTTGAAGATCGCTTTCAATCTGCGCAATTCGGCGAGACCGGTCTTGAGCCGAACGAATATCGGCCTCAATGGCATCGGGAGTGGTCGTGCTATCGGGCGCTGGCGCACTATCGCCATCATCCCTTTGCATCCAGGCAAGCTTGGCTGCCCATTGGCGGTATTGTTCGACCCGCTCCTGAAGACGGCGTTCGAGTGCCACCTTGCGCCCCCAGGCAATGGGGTCATCCAGAAAGCCGACATCGCCGATTTCATTGAGCTCTCGAGCGATCTCTTGGAGCTCTTGGCGGCGTTCTTCGACGATGCGCCGCGTCGAGCGTTCCGACAGACCCTCGAAATTAAAATCACCGGACAAGGCCAGCTTGATCTGCTCGTAGGCGGTGGCCGCATCAGCCGCCAGATCAGCAAGGCCCGATGAGACATCGGCAATGGCCGGAGCCAAATCCAACACCGCTCGGGTCAGGTTGGCAGAAACCACCTTGCCTAAAGTGTCTAACTGGTCGCGAGCCTTTTCGGCATTGCGGACCAGGTCTTCTTCCAAAACGATCCCAAGATCGCGGGCATGACGGCGGGTCACTTCCAGCGCATCCGCGCCACCGACCAGCATATTCACCATGGCCACACCTTCACTGTCGAACAGCTTGAAGGCGAGACGCAGCCGCTCGGCAGGGTCTTCTGTGCGCTTGAAGGCCTCAGCGACATCGTTCAGCAAATCTTCGGAACGACGGATGTTGCCATGCTGATCACGAAGGGCGATACCCATATCGGTTAAAGCCTGTTTGGCTTCCCCTGTGCCCTTGGCTGCCTCAGCCACGCGCCGGGTAAATCGTTGCAACCCCATATCGAGGGTTTGTTGCTGGACGCCTGCCAACTGAGCCGCAAATCGCAATTCTTGCAGCGCCTCAATGCCGACACCTAGTTTGTCTGCCGTTTTGCCAATGGCATCGGCGGCAGAGATAGACCGATCAATCAGTGTCGCGAGACCACCCACGGCAGCCGCGCCCACCAAGGCCCCGCCAAGTGCTCGCATGCCTGTGGTCAGCATTCGGGCCCGTTCCCCAAGTGAAGACAAGCCGCGCGATGCCTTGCCACCGGCGCGTTCAATCTTTTTGAGGGATCGCTCCCCACTTTCACCCACATTGACGAGCTCGGCTTTGACCTTATTGCCACCCTCGACCGCCAAACGAACGGCGTATGTATGTTTGGCTTTGGCCATCAGGTTTCTTCTCGTGTGTTCATGGCTTCGACCAATCCGGCCTCCGCCGCTTGCAGTAATTCAGAGGTGATCGAAAGATCCGCACCTCGGGCCACGGCGATTTGAAGCGCCACGCCCAGATCAATGCCGAGCACATGGCCGGACGTGGTTACACGCAGCTGGCCAAGGCAGGCTTGCAGCACATCCCAGGCTTGGTGCTCTTCGTCCGTGATCAGGGCGTATCGGCGTCTTGGACAGGCTTGTCCGCAGTCCGTTTCACAGGCTTGGCAGTAGCTGGGCCCTCCGCCTGGCTGGAAGTGCCAGCGGCAGAGAGCCCGGATCCGTTTTTTGCAGCGGTAAGCAGCACCTGTTTCAGAGTGAATTCCTGAAAGAACCGCTCACCAACGGGATAGAGCGACATCAGGGCCGCGACGTTTTCCGGGGTCACGTCCGGGTCATCCTCAATGCCAGACCAGGCCGTGATGTGACGAACGGCCAACTCCTTGATCAACAGATCCTGGAAAACACCGTCGTGTTCCGCCTTATCGGCAAAGTCTGGAAGACCATCCACCGGCAATCCAGCTTCAGTCATTTCTTGGTACTGGCTTTCCAAAGCTTCAACCCGCCGACGGGCAGAAGCCTGAGCAGCCGCCATACCAGCTGTGGTCAGGGGTTTGACGGTGACCATGGCTCCATAAGGAAGCTCAATATCGAAGGGCTCACTGGGTTGCTTTAGGGAGATCATGCGTATTCGCTCCCATCCAGATCGTTTGTGAGGGTGACATCCAGCATGCGTCCCGCAGCTTCATTGCGAGCGCCTTGGAAATCGAAACTCGCCTGCACCCCGCCAGGACCATCAATGGCCAGCTTTGGCTTCGGCAGATACACTTCGTGGGCAGCAAACATGACGCTGGCATTGCCAACGGTGTAGCCGAAGGTCAGGTCCACTGGCGTACCATTTGCAGCCAGATCAATCAGGGTGGTGTCCGAAAAACGCACATCAATGCGACCTGTCAAAGCCGCCACAGTGGGATCGGCCCCATCGATCTTGCCGTCAGAGCGGATGGTTTCGATTTTCTCGAGGTTGTTTGAGTAATTGAGCGAGCCACCGGTCAGATTGCCGATCGGGTTGCCGCCCCGGGTAATGGAGCCCTGAAACTGGCTGATCCGTGTGAACGCTAGAGAAGTTGGCGTTCCGCCTTGAGACGTATCATTGCGAACCTCGCCTTGCGCAATCACCCCAAGCGTTGCCGCTGCCGCACCCGATCTCTGAAACTCCAATGCAATAGAGCCCAGCACAACGCCGGAATGTTGGAAGAATGCCGGAACCTGCGGCATGCCAACTTCGACCGTGTAACTGGGCAAGGCGTCGTTCCCTGAGACAAACACATGATCAAACGTGCCGTCGCCGTTATCCGTAGTGACCGGGTCACCAAACAAGGCAGTGAGCCAGATCCCGAGATAGCGCGGATCCATAGGCACCACCACTTCACCCTCGTCATTGATGACGTCCTGCAATGGAGCCAGCGGATCGCGGCCTTGTCCCAGAACAGGGTCATCAATCAGGCCTTGTTCGGAGCCCAAGGTGCAGCGATTAAAGGGCATGCGGATATAGTCGCCACTGGCCGCTTGCCCATAGGTGGTTTCCCGCATGAGCAGCAGCGTGGCGCTCGAACCATAGGCTCGGGCCATCGGTATTCTCCTAAAGTGTAAAAATAAAAAGATCAGCCGAGAGGCGTGTCGGCTTCAAACTCAATGGCGATGATCAGGGTGCCAGCCTTAATGGCCGGACCGCCGATCACGGCTTCGGTGTCGATTTCTGGTCGGCTGTATGTCAGGCCGAAGGCCAAACCACCCAGCGTTGGATCAGCATCAAGAACGGTGCCTATTTTCTGCAGCAGGTTATCAAAGGCGTCATCACGGGCTGCGGCATCACCGGTTTCGACGTAGATCTCTATCTCTGCGTCCTGTCGACAGTAGACCCCACCAAATCCACCCAAGGGCTGCTCGGGTTCGTCAGCCGTGCCATCGCGAAGGATGATTAGTCCCGCAGACGGGATTTTCTCAGGCACTGCTGAATTGCGTTCGACAGTGACATCAGGAATGGTCCTTAGGGCCGACAGCAAAGCGATGAATATCTGCTCGGTTTTTGAAGGCACGGCCTACTCCGATGGCATATGACGATCAATTAGGTTCGGTGTTCGGCGAGACCAGGTTTCCGCCGCGCGGCGCACATCCAGACGCTTGGGCATTTTCACCTGCGGCACCATCACAAACATCACCACCGTGGTGATCCCCGATTTGATGCGACCGGATTTGGTGAACGAACCACCTTTGGCACGACGCCCAACGCGGCCAGTCTTGCCGCTCACACGAACGCCATCGACGACCAACAGTGAAGGCTGTCCGCGTCGATACACAAACCTCAGTGGCCCAAACCGATGCTCTGGAAAATTGGACGGTGTTATCCGTTTTCCCCCAACACCTCGTTTCGGAGCCGCTTCCGTGGGAATGGCCAACCAAAAGCCAGACTTGCTTTTGATGACCGTTCCCTGATCAAAGGTTCGGACAATCTGCGGTGCTTTTGACCAAACAAGGCTTGCTGCATCGTAGCCCTTATTGGGATACGACCGGCTTCGCCAGGTGCGGGCCAACCGTGTTCCCAGGCCAGCAGAAATCAACTGACGCCGAAGACTGCCCTTGAGCCCGTCACCGGCATCTTTAATCCCACCCGTAACCGCTTTCTCAATCCGGCGTAGCTCTGCTTTGAGATCGGCTTTCATGGAACCGACAATGGAGGACGCAAGCTTCATACGGGTCTTACGTCCAATGTCCAAACCAATCGATCAGGGTCTTTGCGTTCAGGTTCCCCCTGCACGACATAGCTTCTTTCATTGAAAGTCACTCG